TGCTTCCCATGCTTTGTATATATTTAAAATATCTGCTTGACTCTCACCATCTGCATTCTTTAAAAACTTATTATATAATTTATCCATTTGATCACGAAGACCATAATACTGCTCTATTGTTCTAGCGCCTGCAACACCTGGATCTATAATTTGAGTTTTTAAAAAATCAATAAAAGGTTCTGGAACCGCTTTACTAACCGCAGCTGTGCCTTCGTTTGTAGGAGCAATTTGTCTTTGTGCTAAAGCTTTTTGATAAACTCTTTTTGCTTCACCAACTAATGTAGAGTCATCTACAACAGCACCATATTTTCTAGCTGAGTCTAATAACAATTGTTGTTTTTCTGCAGCTGCATCTCTAAATCCTCTTGCAGCAGCACCGCCTAACGCTTTTATATTAGTTCCATGTTCAGCAACATTTAATATTGGAGCAAAAGTTAATTTTTGTATTATGCTACCACCAAGGTCCATGTAAGCATTCATTTGATCTGCTTTGTTTCTATATATTCTTGTACCTATGACAGGTGCACGTCCTAATAATTTTGATATACCTGCTAACATAGGGGAACCAACATCAGATCGTTGTACGTTTGTACCAATCATTTTTTCTGTTTGTGGTAATAAATCACCTATTTGTTTTAAAGGTGTTTTTAAATCTGAAGGACTTAAAAAATTAAAGACAGGGCTTCGCATTAACCTAGTTAAAATATTACCTATTAAAGGAATATTTAATTGTATGTCTTGTTGACGTCCTCCAATAGATGTTTCTACAAATTCTTTTGTCAAAGCATCTTCTTTAAATATTTCATTAAATTTACCAGACTGATATAATCTTTGTTCTGCATCTAATATTTCTTGACCAGCAGGAACTCTAGATCCTGCTCTTGGTTTAAACATACCAAATACATTACCACCTACAAATCTTTTTGTTGCATAGTAAGCAGGTCTTGCACCAAAGAATACACTAGATATTGCACCATCAATTGCTGCATCTTTCAACGCACCTTTTATTCTTGTTGCTTGGTCAGGACGATTAATACCTTCAGGACCAAACGTTAGTCTTTCTGGTATCGCAGCTGACATTAACTCCAACACCTGATTATCACTATTTTTTAAAAACTTTTTTGCTGTACCAGCTTTGTTCATTATATCTAATTGAACTTCATAACCATAATCAGCTATACCTACACCTGCAGCACCACCAATAACAGCTCCTAACGCTTTTGCCCACCAAGGTCCTGGGACCTTGCCACCACGTGCCATGCCAGCCATAAATCTTTTACCTATGCCTTTTGTTCCGTATCTAAATGCATCTCCAAAAGCATCGACAACAAGCGGTCCAGCTTTATATCCTTTTAACATACCAACTGTACCCGCAACCATTTCTCCTCCAACTTCTACCATGGGGTAAGGATTTGGTGTTGATGTATATAAACCAAATTCATCTTCGTTAAGTAATGTGCTTGGTGTTATTGTTGTAAAATCTTTTTGTGATAGGCCCATGGATCTAATGTATTGTTGTATATCATTATTAAGTTCAGCCACTTGTGCTGGTTCCATGTTAGGATATTTTTCTTTTGCACGGTGAATAATGTTGACTACATTATCACGCACTGTGTCTCTTTTTTCCCTGTATGCTTTTAAATTTTGTAATTCAATAGCACGTGCATCAAGTTCTTGTTGTGATGCAACAAAAGGATTAGACTTACCAAAAGGTTTGCCTGGTGCCAACATATTACCAAGCATTTGAAATGGTGCCGATAAAGCTTCTGCAACAGGCTCCATTGATTTTCTATTCTTACCAATTATTTCTTCTGCTTTTGTTTGTGGCACACCGCCTTCTGTTTTACTTACAAAAGTTTTATCTTTTGCATCTAATTTAGATGCTGCTTTTTCAAATTGTTTTGTTGTTATATCTGCCATTAATTTAATCCGTATTTATCTAATAAACTTTCATATGTTTGTTCATTCTTTTGCATATTTTCATTGTGGTCCACTTGTATATTACCTTCAAAACTTTTCATCCAATCTGCATATCCATTACCACCAGATATATCAAGATTAAGTGCTCGTTCTTCTGGATTGTTGGATAACCAATTGTAATATGAATTTTCTAATTTTTTAGATCCTTCTATTGTAAAGAAGTTTGGATTCTTTTCTTTGTCATAACCTGCAAGTGTTAATGCACCTGACATGTTATTATATAGTTGGTTATATATTCTTACATAGTTTTGTATAATTGCTTTATCAGTTGTACGACCTCCAATACCTGTCAGTCTTACATCTTCAAATGATCTACGTAAAACGTCTGCTAACATACGACCAGTTGGCTGTCTATCTCTTGCTAACATTAAACCTAATGTTGTTTCAAATGTTTCTAATACAGATCGTTCACCACCAGATTGTAAAAGTTTTGTAAATGTGTCAGCAACAACATATGCTCTTGCTGGCTGTCCGTTAGTATCCACGCCATAGTCATCACCGCCTAAAGCTGCACCATATCTATCTTGTGTTAATCCATTACCACCGTATTTGTTTTCTCTATCAACAAATACAGGTATTTCTACACCACCTATGGTCATTGTACCATTTGCTGTTTCACGAACAGCGAAACCAGAACCTGTAGGATCTGCAGAGTCAAAATCACCAGAAATTACTGATCCTGTAAATTCTTCAAATACCTGTGCAACTGGTCCTACAATCTTTCCTAACTCACCTGTTGCACCAATTAAATCTGGTCTTTCAATAATAAGTGGTATAATTTCATTTGCTAATGGTATTAATCCACGTTTAACATAGTTTGCATATGTTACTTGTGCGTCACCTGCCGCGTCACCTTGAACGTTTACTTCGTCAGCATAGTTTAAGGCAAATGCATCTTGACCTTCACCGGCTTCTATAAAACTAAATACATCAAAACCATAGTTTTTGTTAAACTCATAAAATTTAGTTTCTTCTGGACTTGTTCTTTTCACTGTTAATACTTTTAATGGTTTTTCTAATTTAATTGGTTTACCTTGTGCATCTAAAGAAAGACTGCCATCAGGCTCTGTTTTATAATTTTGATAAACACCTACATATGGTCCGCTTCTATCTTGCATATCTTCTAAGTTTTCAAAGTATAAATCAAGTGCAGCAGCTCCTATCTCACGATCAGCTTTTGCTTTTTCTACACCCATTTCAAATAATAGTGGCGCAGTTTGTCTACCTGTTTGTCCTATAACATCAAAAAAACCTCTAAGGCCAGGTTGATCAGTTCTACCTGACATAAGTGAAGATCCTATTTGCATTAGCAATGCAACCTTTTGTAATTTATCTCCAGATGAATCACCTATAAATTGTTTGATTGTGTCTTTGTAATTATTTATTCTTTGTACACTGTCATTATCAATATAACTTGCAATGGCAGGATCACTTTGTGTATTGTTTGATTGAAAATTATCTGTTTCTACACCAGCACCTTGGTTAGATGTGTTAGCTTGTTCATTCTTTTGTTCTTCAATTGTTGATTCTACTTGTTTGTCTATTGTTGGCCCACCTGTATCAATAGGTCCTTCTGGTGTAGGATCTTTTGCTGTAACATCTATTTCTGTATTTATATCAGCTGTTACATCATCTTGAAAATCTGCAGGTGTAATGTTACCAGTGTCTGTAATTGAATCGACCATTAAAGGTCCAGTGCCAAGGGTAAACATTCTACCTTGCGGTGTATTGAAACCTCTAGCTGCTCTTTGAAATAAAGGTCTTAGTATTGCACTAACCATGGGACCCTAACTCTTTAACGCTTCGTATGCAGCCAATCCTTGAATACCAGTACCTACAGCTTGAGCTAATGGGTTGACCGTTGGTGAAGTGCCCATTGTTGTAGCCATACCGCTTGAAGGCATGCCTTGATAAATGTCACTAACAAAACCAAGACGTTGAAACGGCTCATAAAGCTGCTGTATTTTTTGACGATACTGTGCATCTTGTATTTGTTGTTGACGTTGTTGCTGTACTGAACCAGCTGACATAGCAGATGCAATATCCCCCTGTTGCAATGCTTGTTGTTGTGCGCCGAGAGCTCCAAGACCTTGTGATGCTTGTGCTTGTCTTTGCATTTGATTTTGAAAATTCTGTTGTGCTTGTTGTTGTGCTTGTTGGTAATTCTGCGCTTGTGCTTGGCCAACGGCTTGTGCTTGCTGTTTACCTAATTCTGCTGTTTGTACTCCTTGTCTAGCGCCACCAAAAGCACCAGTTGATACAGCTTGTGCGTCAGCTTGATTTTGCATTTTTTGAAACTGTTCTTCTATACCAGCTATAACTTCATCTTGATATGGATTCATATATTGTTGATATGACATAGGATCATAAGCAGCTGTGCTACCTAATAACTCTGTAGTTGCTCTATCTAAATATGGTTGAAAAGTTCCAAGACCTTGCTGTGTTCTATCAAAAGCTTGTGATTGTAAACCAGTAAAATCTACAACATCTTGTGTAGGAATACCAACAGGATCTTTTGCAAATCCTGACGCTGTATCCATAAGTTGTAGCTTACGCGCTTCAATCTGTGGCGCTTCACGTTGAAACGTCGTTTGAAACTGTGTACCTGACGGATCGCTTCCGTCACTTAATCCTGGTATACTCAAAATATTCTCCTATAATTTGTTCCAATTTTTTCCATCCCTAAACGTTTTGCAACTTTATCAAAGCTACCTACTTGTTCAGAGACACTTAATATAACCTCTTTTACTTTATTCATCTCAGACCAGTTTACAAATCTTTTCATTAATTGTATACCAGTCATTTTACCTCGCTCCTCTGGAACCACATATAGTTCCAATTGTCTACTAAAAGTGTCCTTACTATAAGGAAACTCCAATATGCATCCTATCATGAAACCTATTGGTTCTTCCTTTTTTGTAGCAACGATACCAAACATGTTTGGTTTGTTCATTGCTGCGAAGAAATAGTTTTTAACTTTTTCTTCGTTTATCTCGACCTCATTCCCCCAGTGAGATTCTTGCAAAAAGTCTTTACTTACTTTTTGAATCCAATAAAGATCTTTCTCTTCGAAAAATCTCCAATTCATCTACACCATGGCTTCCGAAGGTTTTTCAGATTCAGGGTCAAGCGAATTCATCAATTGATACATCTTCTTTGCTCCTGCCATCCTACTGCCGTTACCCATGTTTTGTACAGCCTTCGCTGTCATAACAAACTCTCCATCACTTAACTTTGCGTTAATTGCATCATCCTTTGGACCACCTGGGCCATTGACCGCGCCACCTGTTTCATAAGGCGTAAACTTAAATTCACTTGGCACGTAACTGTAATAAGGGTTTTGCATATCTTCATACAATTGTTTCATACGTTCTTTTTCTCTTCGACGCATCATCTCTCGTGTTTGATCTTCAGTTGGCATACCACCTGTCATACCCGCTAGTAAAGGTAAAGCAGCTTTAATATCAAAAGATCCTGCTGGCAAATCTGTTCCTAAGAATGTTTTTCCTGCAGTTTGTGTTCTAAATAAATCTGTAAGGCTCATGCCTGGTGATAATGTTCTAGTAGTATCTCCAAGGTATTGAGTTTTAGGCATTACGTTTAAAGGTAAATTTTTCATTCCACCTTCTACTCCAAATCGTGGTATTGTTTGTGTAATTGGTTGTCCGCCTGGTGCCATGAGTAAATCCATTGCGCTTACATCAGGACCTAGTGCATTAGCCATAGCATTTGCTTTCATAAAAGCAAATGGTGCTGCTGTAAGTGCAGAATACAATGCTGCTTTTTCTGGATTTTTTTGTCCTAAAAGTTTTGCTAAACCATAACTTGTTAAACCAGATGTAACTGGTGCTTTTAACATCATTGGCATAGCGCCAAATTTTGCACCGTAACCACCAAGTAAACTTCCTAAACCTGCACCTTTGCCACCAGCTGCTAAAAATCCACCTAATTTTGGTGCAAGATATGGTGCAGCAAACATTGCTGCAACAGGTAATATTGGTTTTGCCTTCTTAACTATATTCTTTATTGCTTTATCAAAAAATCCCATATTATATTGTCATTGTAGCACCTGGATACATCATTTCCAAGTCGTTTGTTAATAGTTCTAATTCATCTAGATTACCAGCATCTCTAGCATCTTGAATCATTTGTAATAAATTTGGTAGTGAGTAAGTATCTGCAGTAGCTTCTACTCGTGGTTCACGCATTTGATTTATAATGTCTTCCATGTCCATGTCATCAAGATCCATATCATCAGGTAACATAAACATGTTAGGGTTATTTGGATCGTATTCTTGAAACTCGTCCATTGGTAAACCTTCATTCTCTGGATCTATTGGATCTGTAAGACCTAAAAATTCACCAAGTCTTTGTATTATACCACCTTCTCCTGTTGGATCACCTAAACCTGGTCCTGGTCCAAATAAACCTGACATCTCCTGTAAACCTTCTCGTGTTGTTAATTGAGGCTCGTATTGTTTTTCAAAAACATCATCTAGTAACATGTCTAGTGTTGTGCCAGAACGATCTTGACCAAAGGTATCTACAGGTCCACCTGTAGGCACTTCAATAACAGGATCCATTGCTCCTAATCCAAAGCCTCCTATCATGGACGGATCTCTACCACCTTTACCTAAATTGTAATCTACTATTGTGCCCATTGGTTTTAAAGAACCTATGCCACCTGATCTTGCTATGTAATTCTCTCTATTACTATCATCAAAATTTGTAATAGGTGATGGGTATGATCTGTTTCTTCGTCTAGTTGATAGTGCCACTACGAGCTACCTCCGAATATGTCTGGCAGTTTGTTAACTTTGATTGCCACATCTTTTACTATATCTTCTTTTGTTGTGCTAGTTTCAGGGTTATTGACATCATCATTTGCTTCTTGTTCATCGGCGTAGACTTTCCCTGTTGTCGCGTGCTTGATAGTAGTGTTTGTTTCTACATCTAATACAGGTATTTTATTTCCTGCAATCACGGTAATATCGTCTTTTATAGCCATTTTATCTCCTTAATGCAATAATTAACTTATCTCTAACACACTTAATATTGCGTGTAAATCATTAGCATTCTGCGCTTGTAACTTAATAACCTCAGATTCTTTTAAAACTACAGGTGATGTAGAGAAAGCATAACTGTTAAATAACTCTTCAGACGTCCCTTTTTGTACGTTTCTACTAGTTTCTATGGTAAATTCAACACTACTAGTATCTGTGACTGTAGCAGCCACCGTACAATCATTTGAAGAATCTACGTTTGTTACACGGAGAGATTTAACAATAGCCGTTGTTTCTGACGGCACAGTGTATAATGTTGTGGCGTTAGTTGTGGTCAATTTAACCTTGTGATTTGTATAAACATTTGCCATTTATTCTAAAAACCATGCTACTGCTTCATTGTCATCTCTAAGAGGTTCTGAAGTATAAGTATTATTTAATGCAAAAATTAGCTGATCTAAAGTTTGTATAAGTTGTGCCATTTGTGATTGATCGTATTCTGGTGTTGCTTGTGGTAACATAGGTATTGTTATTTTAGCCATTATCCACCTCGCATGCCATCTGGTTTAGCATCAAACCTAAGTGTACCATAACGCCATTTATCATCAACAGCATCACTAGACACGCGCAATGCAAGTTGCCTACCTCGTATACGTGTGTCTTTTTTATTTGTTGATGTTTCTATTGTAAAAGGTCCGTGTGTTTTTTGTGTAGTAGATGGATAAGCACGTGACTTAACTGTTATATCAACTTCGCCAACTTGATTTTTAAAATCAGGTATGAATCTAGATATTGACATAAAGTTGTCGCCGTCTGCGATATCAATATCACCAGATTCAATGTGACAATTCATTGCAGCACCATCATCATTAACACCTTCTTCATGTAAATAAACAAAAGTTCTACCTTCTTTTACACCATTTATTGTAGATATTGTAGTGGTAGTATCACTAGCCTCAAATTCTGCTGCGTATGGATTTGCATATACACCACGATCTGCCCAAGAGCTACGTGCTAGTGTACCTATATACCATACATTTTCTGCATAATTGTAAGTTACATTTCTATCTATTTGTGTAGAATTTTTTGAAGGATAAAACCATATGACTTCATTAAAATCAGAATTTACAGCACAAAATACATCACCTAATGCATTGTTATTTATGTCATCAAATACATAATCTTGAACACTACATGGTATTTTCTTTACTGCACCATCAAATAAGAAAAAAGAATCGTTGCCCATCCAATAGGCTATACCACTCACATCAACAGCACTATGTATACCAACAGCTCCACAATTAGAACCTAATTGTTTAAAACCAAAAGTAAACGGCGGGCCAATAAATTGCATTTGATATAACGCTGTGTCAGTGTAAATAAGTATTGCACCCCTAGATCTAACAGCTGTGTTTATTTGATTACCATCTGTTAATCTTTGTGAACCAGCTGTGTTAGTAGCAGTTGGCGTCCATGTTGCTGGATCTTCTTGATCAGAAAAACGTATAAACATATTATCTTGCGTGGATGATGTACCTATGGTTGTTTCTGTTCCAAAACAAATAACGTGTCTATCATCACCAGATACTAGCATAAATCTAGATTTTGTTGGTGCACCACTTACATTTGTTCTTGCTGCTAAGTTGCTTGACAATCCACTTGATGTATCCCAATAATACAAACTACCATCAAACTGTTGTGCTAATACATCTTCACCCCAGTTGTCTAAAGCCCATTTACCAGATTGTAATAAAACACCATCAGCTCCTGTAAGACCAGATCTAGTAGTGTCCCACGTTGATGCGTTCCATGTTCCCGCACCCCAACCATATCCATATAGAGATGTAGGTAATCCTGTGTTTATTTGATACGTTCCGTTTGCTGTAGCACCTGTTGCATCAGAACTAGCTGCAGCACCTGCAATTATTGTGTAAGTATTAGCAGTAGGAACTGTTTGTATTTCAAACTCTCCTTGTAAATTAGCTGCTGATATGCCTCCTACAGCACCACTTACACTAGCGATAGTAACAAAGTCACCTGCTAATGCACCATGACTAGAATCAGTTACAGTAACAGTTGTAGATCCATTTGTTGTTTCAAACTGTGTTATGTTGCCTGTGCCAGTGGCACGCGTAGGTGTAATGTCAGCATAACTATTTTCTGAGTATGCGTATAATTTTTTATTAGTGCCGTAGATAGCATAGTTTACACCTTTAAGATCTGAGTAAGCAAGAATAGCACGCGTTGCACCAAGAAGTGCATCACTAGTTACTTTTTCCCAACCACCTATTTTTTCCGGTTGGCCATAACGAAAACGAATATTATCCCCATCAACCCATCGACCCTCTGCACCATACTCGGTGTTTTGTTTGTCAATGCCTGGGGCAATTTGTAGTTTAGTTAGTGGCATAGAATGGTATCCAGTAATCTGTGCCGTTTATATTAACACGAATATGACCTGTTAACGATCCTACACTTGTATCTGTTGTAATGCTTGATGATTGATCTGAATTACTTGTTCCATCAAACCTAATAAATTCTTGATCTGTGTCATCTTGGTCTAAAGTTAAACAAGCGACAGCTCCAGAAGAATTTGCTTGGTTAATAGTTACAAATGCACTTGTAGGTGATGATGTTCCAAAACCTATTTTATCAGCAGAACCATCAGAAAAGAAAGCATGTGTCAATGTGTTTGTTTCAATTCTAAAATCAACAGATGCACTAGATTCATTAAATGTAAATCCACCTCCATCAAAATCAATTGCACCAGTGGCTTTTACACCACCAACGACGTGTAGTTCAGTTGAAGGTGAACCTGTTTTAATTCCAACACGATCATTTCCTGCATCAGTAAAGAATAAGTTTGCATCGCCGTTACCTTCAATTCTAAAATCTACATCAGCTGATGATTCATTAAATACAAAAGAACCGCCATCAAGTGATGTATTGCCTGTTACGTCTAATGTACCATTTGCTTTTATATTACCAGCATCAGCTAGCACATCAAACATGGTAGAACCATCAGAGTATAAAATATGTTTTGCACCTTGTACAAGATTAACAGCAGTTCCACCTGCTGGTTTAAATCCTAATGTGTTACCACTATGTGTAGTTGCATCATCAACAATGTACCATGTTTCTACGGCTTCACATTGCATAGTTGTATTACCAGACAGCGTGCCTGTTAATTTTATAATTGCGTTACTTTGTTCATCAGTTGTAGATCCATCTGATGTAGCTAAAGAATCAGTTGTGCTTGCTATAGCAACAGAAACATAACCTTTAGTTGCTGATTCTAATTTTTGTAAATTATTATTTGTTTTAGTTCCCCAAGATCCTGAATTTTCACCAGTAGCTTGGAGCTCTAGATTTAGACTGCTTGAATATGTTGACGCCATTTTGTCTCCTTAATCTGTTGATCCTGGTTCTACATTCACCCAAGTCACTGATTGTGAATCATCTGTTTGATTCCAAATCTGTAGGTCTGGCGATCCTATAGAAAAGTTAATTAAATTTTGAAACGATTCACCAAAAGCCGTTTCATCACCTATGCTAAACGTCATTTGTCCAGCAGTGGTGGTCGTCACAGTTGCCCCAGCAGATACAGTTTCTGTGCCTATAGTAAAACTAGGAGGCGTAGGTGCACTAACTGCAAACGTAGCATCTGCTGCAACCGTTTCAGTTCCTATACTTATACTAACACTCTGTCCTAAAGTCAAACCGGCAGTTCCTGCATTTACTACAAAACCTGGTAATGCTTCTGCTACTCCAAATTGTCCTATTGCTCCGTGTCCTAATAACATATTATCTCGCTGTTGTTGGTACACCTTTTGATGATACAAAAGGGTGTTCTGCAAATGCCATGTAAATTATTGTACTTCCATTAGCGTTATAATTACCATTAGTGTATCTAACTTTAAAACCATTCGACACACTATCTATATCAAAATCTTGCCCGGAGCTTTCAGTATCTGCCGTGTTTGCTATTAAATATTCATTAATTACGTTAAAAGGACTTCTTCCAGTGTCCATTATAGCCCAACCACCTGCATTACTCATGTTTTTTGTCATAACCCAAGCAGGTTTAAATCCTGTGTAAACAAATGGTCCATCTGCATTAGCATTACCAACATAGGAACCAAACTTGCTATAGCCTTGTTTTTCAGCAAAACAATAAGCAATATAATCATCCCCACTTGTATTTGTTCTTGAATCTGTTCCCACGCTAAAAGTAGTGCTTGTAGGTGCTGTACTATTCCAAAATGGTGAATGATTCATTTTTGAATCATCTGTATTTAAAAACATAGCCGCACCATGAGCCATAACAGAATGATAAACAATCCAAGATTGTCCAGTACCAGAAATACTTGATTCTGACCTATTTTTTACAAAATACCATTTAGGTGTAGAGCCAAGACCATGTGCTATAGTTCCATTAGAACCTGTTCCTGTATATGTAACAATAGAAAATCCAGCAGTTGTGTTAGCTTGATAAACTGAATCTATACTACCTACACTTGTTGCACTTGCATCATTTGTTGTTGTCGTTCCACCATTAGCTTTCCATTGCCAACCTACATAGGTAGTAGTATTATTATTAAAATTTGTATCTGTACCCACCGAAAACCCATCTGAATTAAAAGCGGTAATTCCATTAGATTTTGTTGCTTCTCCATCTACATCATTAATTACCATTGCTTTTGATGCCCCTCTTGTAGAATCTATTCCATGATGATTTTGCCCATCACCATTTCTTCTTTTAGTCCAAATCCAATCGGGTTGTAAATCTGAATTACCACCATTTGTAATAGATTGAGTACTTCCATTACCTGTCCAAGTTGCTGTCTGAAAATATGCTGAACCATCATCTATTGTTGTATAAGCCATATATTATCCGTATGTTGCTAATCGTTTAGTGCATAGTGCATAATATCCACTAGGTACTGCGTATTCAAAGTTACCATATAAACCATCTGTGTTACCACTTGATATAGAGAAAGGTGGATTACCAAAGTTTATTTCTGCTACATTGTCATCGGCATCTTGGTCATCTCTAATAAGAATACCCGGAAAAAAAGTTTTACCTGTATAGGCCGCAGAAGCTATAGTTACAGTCGCACTGTTACCCGCAGCAACATCTGAATATGAAACATTATTATTTGAATTATCTTTAAATTGACCATTAACACCAACCCATAATTTATAATTATCCATATCTAAGGCAAATTGTAAAATATCACCACTGGATTGTGCACTTGCAGTTGAACTATCGTCATAATTTTGGTCATACCAATGTTCTAACCAAACACCTTTTCCGTAAAAAGGATAAGTATTTGAAAAAGTATTCAAGGGGTCACCATTATCACCTAAACCATTAAATATCTTTGGAAAAGTTTCTGGGTTTCCTGCAACTCCTGCTCCAATACGAAAAGAATCATCAGATAGACTTGCCTTAACTTCAAAATACCATTTACCACTTGTAACACCAATAGAAGAATGAACGCCATCCCAATTACTTTGTCTAGTTGTAACTACTTTTGTGTTACCTTCTGATAGTGCTATGTTAAGAGCAGGAACTAATGTAGCAAAATTATTTGTAGGTGTATCTTCTGTAACATCTATCGATGATAAACCTGTAACTGCTAAATGATTATCTTCACCACTTGTATCTGCACCCATACCACTTGAGTTTTGGCTTGTGCCTGTTTGTTGAAACTCTAATTTAAAACCATTATCACCAAATGTTCCAGTATATTTTTTAGGTATCCAAACTCCATTATCATCTGTTTCACCAAAATAACTAGCCGCTAAAGTTTGACCTGCAATTAAATGTACATCCGCCATATAACCATTCCAAGTAGCAGATGTATTATCTCTATATGCACCTACTCTAGTATCATAAGCAGAATCACCTAATCCTACATCTGCAAAAGGATTACCATTTGTAACCTTTTCATCTGCTGAAATTTCTTGACCATTTACATAAGTTTTAATTTTATTAATTTCACCACTTGCTGAGTTATTAAAACTTACTACTAAATGATACCATGCACTATAATCACGATACGCAAAATCTTGATTCTGATAACAAACATTTGTTCCATTTATATTTTGACATATTTGTAATTTTTCTGAATTATCTTTGTAAATTTCAAAATAATCATTGGAGTCTTTAAATATACTAAAAATACCTTGATAACCTCCATCACCATAAGTAGACATTTTTAACCATGCACTAAAAGTAAAATTTGTTCCGCCACCAGATTGTGTAGTATTATCTCTTGTTAGATAATTTGAATCTGAAAACCTAAGAGAATTTTTTACTGCATAACCTGTATCTTGCGTTCCACCTACTACTGGAAATACCATGTTACGCCTTTACTGGAAATTCGCCTAATGGTCTTGTTCTGCTTCCGTCTTCTTGTTCTGTATAAGTAAACAAAGCGGCTAACGCATCAACATCACTAGCATTATCTATTTGTGTTTGCATAGAGTTACATTTAGTTCTCACACTTGCTCTCCAAGTCTTCCAACCACTATCCATTGTTCCCCCTGTTTCTGTCGCCTTTACTACCATCCAATCACTCGGTGCAAGTATTCCTGCACATTGATTGTCTATCATTTGTTTTTTAATATATTTTAATCCTCTTGTAGCTACATCTCCTACATCTTTACCCTCTGGTATTTCTCCATCAGTTTTATTTTGTTCTGTCCATAATGTATCTGCTATCTTTTTAGCTGTAGCTGTGCCATATGTTCCTGTAACTTTACCACTACCAAATGCATATGAGATGTTGGTATTGATATACCACTCTTCATCTTTTTTATTGGTGTTATCTATTTCTACTGTGTAGATACCGATTGCGTTTCTCTCTGCTTCTGTCCATAGTGTATAGATTGATGCAGGGTATTGATTACCATTTAATGTAATACCTTTATTGCCTTTTGGCATTTGTGTTATATTACCATCTTCTACTAATGCAAACATATTACTCCTATGATAATGTTAAGTTTTGATTTCTACCAACTTCTAGCCATTTACTTCCGTTATATCTAAATACAAATATATCGCCTTTAGCGGCAGTTGTTGTAAGTGTTGGTGCTGTGTCATCTTTAAATTCATAAGCGGCGTTCCATGTAATGGTTCTAGAACCTGTGCCATCTTGTATAACAAGTATAGATATAAATTGTCCTGTTACACCACCTGTTGCTGAACTAAGTGTTCTGTTACCTGCAAGGGTAACTTTACAAACTGGCTGTGTTAATGCGTTCCAAGATACTGTAGAACCATCTGTTAGTGTAGCTTCTGGATTTACAGCCGCACTAGTAAATGATGAGTATGCACCATCATTAAAGTTTACTAATTCTGTACCATCAAATTGTTTTATTATAATATCTTTTGCATCTGTAGTTGGTTGTATAACTGTATCACCAGATGATGTTGCTAATTTAAAATGATCTGCATTTGCAATCTTAAAATCTATTTGGTCATCTGTGTCTGCTGTTATGCTTGTGTCACCATCAGCATCTAAAATTAATTCTGCACCGTTTAAATCTGAATCTAACGGTCCACCTACTGCACCAGATATCTCCACGATAAAGATACTAGCACCAGATGCAGGAGCTGTACTAAAAGTTATTTGTGTACCCCCACTAGCTAAACTATAATCTGTGCCGGGTTTTTGAATGACACCGTCATGTGATACTAAAAGCTGTGCAGGAGAACCAACTTGTGTTCCTAAACTAAATGTAACGTTAGACCCATTATAAGTATTGCCACTGGTATCGAGTACACTAAATGTGCCATTTTTAATTCCTTGTCCTATGTATGCCATTCTATGTGTCTCCTAGTCTAATTGCTATAAAATGCGTCTGATTGTAATTTGTATCTCCTTTTATTTCAGAGCTAGAAGGTGCAACAGCCGCATTGTAACCAAATTTAACTTTACATTGTGCAGTATTAGTAACATCAAAAAGAGTTTGTGCTATTGATGTTAGTGAGTAGCTACCACTACTTCTTTGTATTCCAACTGACCCATAAGCCGCTACAGCGTAAGAAGAATTATCTATTGTAGTGCTAACCTGTGACCTTAAAGAAGTTTCATCATTTGCTAAATTCGCATATAATTCAAATGTTACATAATAAATACCTGTGCTTGGAAAAGTAAATATACCAGAACTTTGAGATAAAGCTGTTCCAATTTGACCTGCACCATTTTGGTCTGTTCTTTCCCAGTTACCAGTTAAAAAATGTTCACCAGATGAAATATTAGTATTGCTATTTTGTCGCCAGTTATCACCAACAGTTATACCTGCAGTAAAACTTGTAGCTCCAGTTCCACCATTTGCTAACGGGGCTACACCTGTTAACATATTTGCTACATCTATTTTACTTAGTGCCATGTTTTACTCCTTAACTTGTTGGTTGTGTCCATACGGAATGTGTTAGTTTGCCATCAGAATCTCTAGCTAAAAGTAAATCATACGCATTTT